CTAGAGGGGTACGGTTTCTGTCTGTACCAATTTTGTACCAATCAGGCTTTGTTCAAGCTTCCCGACTTCGCTCCAGTCTTCACTGGAATTGATCCACCGGGCGTAAGTCGACAGTAGCATTTGCACGCTGTGGCCGAGCTGATTCGCAATGAACCCGAGGTTCATGCCTGCCATGAGGCACATGGTAGCGTATGTGTGACGGCAGTTGTATTGCCGTCTGGCCCTGATCTTCAATGCGGCCAGTGCCGCCTTGAAGTGTTTGTCGGTCACGCTGGCCTGCTGGATAAACTCAAAGCTCTTGGTCGGCGGGAACACGTACGGTGAATGCTTGTGATGCCGCCGGCTCTGCTTCGCCCTCAAATCGGCCACACTCTTGGCCACCTCAATTGCATTTAATGCCCTGCTGTTCAGCATGACTCGCCGAGCTTCGCGGGTTTTCGTGCGCTCCTCTATCTTGTAGTCCGCGACGATCCGACACACGTTGGCGACGCGCGCCTCTGTATTCACCTCATCCCAGCGCAACGCCGCTATCTCCCCTGGCCGCATGCCGGTGTAAAACGCGAACTCGAAGTACGCCGCGTATACCAGCATCGAACCGGTCAGCACCTTATATAGGTGCCCGATTATCAAATCCGCCTCCACTACCGTAAATGGATCCACCGGCTTCTTCGCCTTCACCGGCAGTTCAATCGAGCCAACCGGGTTCCGTGTGATCAGCTCGTCATTCACCGCACACTCAAACATCGTGTGCAGGCGCTGGATCGCCGAGCGTTTCACTGTCGAAGATTTCCACGGTGTCTCACTTACAATTTTTCGCAGCGTTGCCGAACTGATTTGATCAATCGGCAGCAACGCCAAGTGAGGCATCCAATAAAGGTTGAGGGATATCCGGTAGTTCTTCCGGGTTCCGCCCACGACTTCCCGACTGTCGAGCCAGGTCTGCGCATAGCCGCCGAAGAGCGGTGTCGCAGAATAGGTGGAGTAGGTTGAGTTCGGGAACAGCTCGGCGTAACGCTGGTCGTCCATCACGCCGTGCTTGATGAGGCTGATTACTGTAGCGCGTAGATCTGCGGCTGCTTTAATGCCTTTTGGCGTTTGGGGATAGGGGAGGGTCTCGCAGCGGCGGAATTTCCAGGTGAAGCGAATCCGGACTGACTGGCCCGCGAATTCAACTCCGGCGGGCAATCCCAAAGGCTTTCTAGCCATGCCTCATATCTCCTTATGCTGTAGTAAATTTGCCCATCAATCTCGTTCCACACCCCCTTCGGGATGATGTTGCGCTGGCGCTTGCCCTGGAGTGCGCGCCGGGTCGTGCCGACCATTTCCGCGAAGTTCTTCTCGGCGATCTTGTCGGACAGGTACTCAGCCGGTATCTGTTCTGCTGCTGCCATGATGATGCTCCATGCCGCGCGTGGCGGCAGAAGGTGGTGATGGGTTTAAGCTTTGAATTCAGCCGCAGGGCACAGGGTTCGCGCGTGATCGAGCAGCTCAGCCGACCAGTCGCGCCCTACGCCGTCATCGAAGGCGAAAAGCATTCCGCCCAGCGCCTTTCGAAGCGATTCGTTTTCGGCGGACATCTCCGCAAGCTTGCGGTGCACATATCGGGCTGTGGTTTCGCCACACAGAGAGTCGCCCGGGATCGCGCGGCCTCGCAGGACGCCTTCCCATTCATGGACGGTAAATTGTTCAGACATGATTATTCCTTCGCCCGCCGCACACCGGCAGGCTGGCTGAGTTGTAAGATTCGGGTTTACAGCTGGTCAGGCAAGGAAGTGGTGGCCGACTGTCACAGCGGCGGCGCCTGCTTCGGTGGAAAACATCAGCTGAGTCTTGCTGGGAGAACCCCAGCTTTCGTAGGAGACATCTACCCACCAGTTGCCGAACTTGCGGTAGGGTTGGCTGAGTACTTCAGTGACGTAGCAATCGCAGAGATTCATGGTTTCACCTTCAGGCCAGCGGCTTCGATGAATTTTGAGCAGGCATGACGCATACCGTTGGCCGCGTGATAGGCGTCCATGTAGCTGTCATCCAGCGCTTCCTCTGGTTCCTCTGGAACGGGATAAGGCGGCGGCAGCTCGATCACCAGCGATTCGCGGGATACCTGCCATGCCCACCAGACTATTTCCACCCAGAACGAGTCGTACATGCCCTGCTCGCGGCGGTGCAGTTCGTAGTAGGTTGGAGGTTTCTCAAAGTTGCCATCGCGCTTGAGCATATGGACGGCAGAGGAGCGGAAGCCCTCGCCATGACTGGCAACCTGGTGCTGGACGAAAGCCGCCTCGAACTCTTCGCGCATCTTGTCTGTCATCACCGCCTCCCCCTGTAGCAGTACACATAGGCGAACCAGGCGAGGGCTGGTGCTGTGAGCAGGATCATCAATAATCCCCCCAGCCCAAGCCCTGAATGTATTCGTTCGGGATTGTCACGGCCTCGACAGGAATCGTGCTTTCGACTTCGAGGTTGCCGAAGTACCCAATAGCCGCCTTGGCCCGCTCCATCGACAATTGCGCGTGCCGCATCTGCCAAGATTTGCGCGCCTTGTACGATCGCAGCGCCAGTGCCTTGTCGGTGTAGGCAAAGCGTCGGCCCCAAGTTCCGCCTTCCTTCAAGACGCGCTTGCGGCGTTTCTTCACGGCCTCGGCGGTCCAGCTGTATTGCGGGCCGTTGACCAGGTCGCAGGTATGTTTGTCGCCGATGTAGTAGCACTGCGCCGTCTCGCCGATCACTTGGTAGGTGATGCAGTGCACTTCAAGACCATCGGGCCCAATGGTGTCGATGTAGCGGTAGTGCTCTGGCCAAGCCGTTTTCATTTCTTCAGGCATGACTTCGTCCTTGCCGCTATAGCGGCTGACTTTGAAGGGGGAGGGAATTGATGTGCTTTACTGAGGCATTCCGTGCCGGCACTCGCAAGCAACAAAGGACGCTCAGAATTGGTCAGGTATTTTTTGTTTGTGTTGGCGCTGCCCTTTAATGTGGCTTTCGCGTACGAGCCTCAGCGTGCAATCACCAATCTTGCGCATGAGTTAGCTGAGTGCGCAGGTTTCTATTTGGTTTCAGCGAAAGTTTTCGACACTCAGCATCCAGAATTGGCTGAGCGTGGCCGAAATGCTGCAGATACCGCAATGGAGTACTCGACTGCACTCACAAATGAGAAACTGACTCTGGCAAGAACTGAGATGGCTATAAAGTCGATGATGAAAGAGATCGACAATGACGGCGCAAATTTTTCAATTCTTTTAAACAACTACGCCGAGCAATGTGGCAAAACGGTCTCTGACCCGGTAAAGCGAATGGAGTATTGGCAGAAGAAGCAGGATTGATCAGCCTGCAATCTCCATCGACACCAGATCATGGGCATTCACAACCGTCATACCGTTGAATTCGGCTGCGGTCGGCAGATCCTCCAGGCACGCGAAGATTGGGATGCCAAGTTCGCGCGCCCGGTGAACCTCGCCGAGCGTGCCCGCGCTATATCGCCACCCGTTGATCAGCACGACAGCGTCGCATCGCTCCATCAGCGCCATGGTGCCATCGAGGAAGAACTGATCCTGGTCCGGCAAGTCATCGTCGAAGTGCGCGGTGTTCGTGTGGGGGCAGATCGGGAACCAGCCGAGGCGTGCGGTGCTGACCGCGACCGACCTGGCCACCGCAATGTTTTCGGCGATCAGTTCGCGGGTTGCTGCGCGATAGGGGCCGGCCACGTAGATGACTGGGATTTTGTTTTCTGTGGGCATGGGGCGTCCTATGCCGGGTCATGCCCGGGCGGTGGAGTGGGGAGTTGGAAAAAGCCCAAGAGGATTAAAAAGGCAGCCCCTGATTAATTGACGGCCTCTAGGTAAGAGAAACGCTCTTGCCATGGAGATCAATTGAGGGGCTACCCAATGAAACACACGGTTGAAGAAATAATCCGGCAGGTGTTGATCGATCTGACGATCAATCACATTTATCAAGTTATCGAATGGATCTACACGTTTCCATGGCAGGCATGGCTTGCTTGATTTACGCCGCGACCAACTGTCGCTCGGACATACGCCACGGGTCATTGGCCCGCGCGATCGCCGCCATCGGCGGCGGGCTGACGCTGTTGCCGCACATGTGGACCTGTTGAGTCTTGGTGAACGGCTTGCCGTCGGCGCCGTGGCTGATGATGTAGTCGGCGGGGAAGCCCTGAGCCTTGTACAACTCGGCCGGTTGAAGCATGCGCAGGCAGATGTCGACGATCACGTAGGGCGTGCCCTTGATGGTGACGGTGACCAGGCCCAGGCGATCCTTGGTGGTGATCGTTGGTGCTGGCTCGCCGGCGCCGCTCACATTCTCGGTGCCGTAATAGCTGATCAGAAATGCCGCGACGCGCAGGGCGCCTGCTTCAACCTCTGGCGAAAGCTGGAACTCGACCAGCGAGCTCTTGCCGCCGCCACCAGCCGTGATCGTTGGTGCTGGTTCGTCCACTGCCTGGCCAACGCTGGCGCCGAACTGGCGCTCCATGAAAGCTGTGACCAGTCCGTGGTGGGTGCCGCCAGCGCTGATGGTGTGGATCGGATCGTCGGCATCCCGTGCATCGCAGTTGCCGCGTAGGTGCAGCAGGCTGGCGGTCACCAATTGCTGCTGGCTGCCGGTATTGGTAACCGTGGTCATCGGGTCTTCGATGCTCTTGGCGTCGGTGGTGTTGAAGCCGCCATTCATCTGGGCCATGAACACTGTCGAGATACCCATCGCGTGGGCAGCACCGGCCGGGCGCTGGTAGTTGCCACCGCTGGTGATGGTTGGCAGCGGCTCATCGAGCGCCTTGCCTTCGTCCGCAAACCGGAACTTCACCAGGTGCGCTGCAGCGAGAGCGTGCTTAACGCCGCCGGCAACCACGGTGCCGAGCGGTTGATCAAGACCCGGCACCCGGGGCTCCTGTCCGGCGCGCTCGCCGTATCCAGTCTGAATCAGCGTCGGGCTGATCAATGTGAGCTCGCCTCGGTTGGCGCATGTCACAGTCGGCAGCGGGGCGTGCGGGTCGTTAATCCGGTCGCTGCCCTGGTGCATGGCTGGCGCTATGATTGGGCTGGCCATGGCGAACGAACCGCCGCGCGGCCAAGAGGTAACGGTGCGCAGTGGATCGTGCGCCGACTGGACGCTTTCGCCTGACCAGTTCGCGATCGGTACGATACACGGGGCAGCGGCATCGATGACGAACTTCTTCATGCCCTTGGCAATCCGGCGAAGGGTGGCTGGTGCCAATGGCTTGGGCCGGTCGAAGATGCTTTTGCTCGGGATCGTCCAGTCGATGCACTCGGCGGCGGTGCGCCATTTCTGCTGACCCTTGACCGGATGCTTGGCGTGGGTTGGCTCAGGCCAGACAACCGGCTGACCGTCGCAACGGGCAATCATGAACAGGCGTTCCCGGGTCGTTGGCGCGCCGAAGTCACAGGCTTTGATCACGCGCCATTCAACGACGTATCCCAAGTGCTGCAGCTCGGCGACGAAGGTTGCCCAGGTCTGACCGCGCCGCTTCGGATCAGGGACCAGGAACTGCTGGTGGACCGGGACGACCTCGCCCGGCTCGGCAATGGCGCCGCCCAACTTCATTACTCGGCCGGTCGCCTTGCAGCGCTTAGCGATGAGCGGCCCCCACTGAAGAATCTGCTTAACATTCTCCAAGCTGATGACGCGGGGCTTCTTCTTTCCGGCCCACTTCAGGCCGATCCACGACAGATTGCGAATCTCCCGTTTGCGTGGCTGGCCGCCGGCGGCCTGGCTGTGATGCGTGCAGTCTGGCGACATGTGAAACCAGCCTACGGCCTTGCCGCCGCACTCGGTGTCCGGATCACCCTCGAATACGTCGGTGGTGTAATGCACGGCGCCAGGGTGATTCACGGTGTGCATGCTGATCGCCTGGTGGCTGTGGTTCTTCGCGACGTTCACCGCACGGCCCAGGCCCATTTCCAGCCCGGTACCGGCGCCGCCGCCACCACAGAAGAAGTCGACAACGATCTCATCGTCCTGCGTGCTGAAGCCAAGTCCGTATTGTGTTTTGAAATCGAAGGGGTGTTTCTTCTGTTGTGCGGACATATGGGATCCTCGCCGGCTGGCGTTCTATAAGTGGGTCAGGTAGTGTCGTGTCATTTGCGAGGGCAATAGGAATGGCGAAGCTGAAGGAACTTGATAAGGGTTTGCTAGTAGTGGCAGTTGTTGCATTATTTGTGATATTTAGTGTCGCGGTTCGGTATGTTTCAGAGTTTTCCACCAATGTACTTGCCGATCAAGAAAAGTGGGGGCAGTTCGGCGATTATTTTGGAGGAGTTCTAAATCCGATATTTTCATTCTTTGCTTTCATTGCGATTCTTTATACTCTCCGTGTCCAAGTTTCGGCTAATGAAGAAGGAGAAAGTAGACATGATGAACAGTTGAGAGAGCAGCGTCTGTTTCAATTGGTTGGGTTAATGAATGAAAATGCACTAAGTACTAAATTGCGTGTTAAAGGCTACGTGGGATCAATGGGCGATGATTATGCTACAGGACATCAGGCACAGCATCATGCGGCCATGGGGTTAAGGGACGCTCTGTCAACGCGTGTCCGCATTCGTGTGCAGACTCGCGAAGACGACATGGAGGTTTTTTTATCCGCAGAAGAAGTATTCAAAAAATGGAGGAGGTCTAATTGGCCGTTAGTAGGTCTTTATATTGATTCAGTGTTTTTAGTTTTGGGGTTCATACTCAACGAGAAATCGAGCGATGAGTTTAAAGCTTTTTCATTGAAGATGTTAAAGGTCCAGCTTTCTGAAAGCGAACGCCTGTTGCTATGGTATTCATCAATGTTTACAGCTGAGTATTCAGTGTACTTAGGTGCTCTTCTTCTATTTGGTTTCGTTGATGATCATGATGAGTCTCTTGATGATCAGATAAAACCATGGCGATCTAAGATGATATCTTGCAGCGCTATATGGTCACACTCCGAACTTGCCAAGCGCTGAATAGCCACTTCGATTTTTTAATCGATGATAGCTATTCTTCGATGCCGGTCTTGGCGAATTTATCAAGCTGTCGAGACTGCTTTTCTGTCACCACAATTTCAGGTCGCGACATGCTGGCGAAGCTGGCGGACTCTTCGGCGGGCGCAGCGGCCAGGTTGATCAAGAACGTCGACACCGTCTCTTGCCATTCCTCGAACTCGTGACGCTCGCCAAGCACCTGAAGTGCATCAGCCAGCGCTTTCGAAACAATCAGGGTGCGTTTCTCGGCGCCGATCCGGTCGAGTAAGGCTTTCTCCTTGGCGCGCTTGTCACGCTGGATCTGTGCGTTGTCTTTCGCCACTACTTCTTCCTCTTCTTTTTCGGTATGCCCCGACCGTGTGCGAGCCAGCCGGCGGCGATAACCGTGTCACCGACCTCGGCAATCAACTCAGTTACTCGCTCATTTACAGCTGGCACCAGGTCGAACATCAGCGCGCAAGGCACTGTCATTGCGTGGATGGTCTTCTCGCCGCTGGGTAGGGTCAGCCAGACGCTGACGTCCCACCGAATCGGCTTCGATGGCCGGGTGCCTCTCGGCAAGGTGTGGCCGCCATTCGGGCCGATGGTGTGCAGCACTGTCATCGTCATGGCTGAGACCGCTCGGAGGGAGGTGGATGTGTGTCTGTCGTCGGCGCTGGCGCACCTGGTTGTTTAGGCGCCTCACGATGTGAACTTGAATCCGTTCTCGCGGGCGATGAGGCGGGCGCGCTTGGCTTCCATGCCGTACTCTTTGGCGGCCTTGGCGACTGGTGTGCCGGCCTCGGCCAGTTCCTTCAGCCTGGGTGCGATCTTGTCCCGCTCGGCGCGCAGCTTGTTGGTATGGGCGGTACCGAACGTGTTGTCCTTAACGCCGCTTACGCCCGGGGCGACTTCCTGCACCGATTTGCCGGTGCCGAAGTAATGTTCCAGCTGCTGGTTCAGAGTCTCGATGATCGACTCACGCGGGTGGGGCATCGGTACGCCGATCACTGCGCACCTCCGGGGAGGCGATTGGCCTTTGCTTCAAACTGCATGGCGAGGTCGTGAGCAGCCTTATAGTCCTGGCGGAAGGCGCGAGTCTTGCCGGTGGTGAGGTCGACGACGCGGAACATGCCAACGCTTTCGCCCGTGACCTGGAAGCGCACCGGTTTAGGTGGCATCTGGCGACTGGTACGGCCGAAGAACGCGGCGCGTGCGGCGTTGGTTTGTTGCAGCAGCACACCGAGTTCGTCGATGCGCTCTTGAAATGATGGATGCATGGGTGATCCCTCGGTGTGTTGGAAAAACCTTTCCGAAAAGGTGCAATTTGTTTCCGGTCTTTTGTGTCCCTCTGCCCACTCATTGAATGGGCAGAAATGATGCTATCGAGCGAAGCGGAACCACATCACCATGCCCAGGGCGAGGCCGGAGATAACGCCAGCCAGGTACGCGACAGAAATGATGTGTAGAAAGCTCGCTCCCACAAGCAGGCCAAGGCCTAGCAGCATTGCGGTGAGCAAGCGACTGATCACCGAACCACCTTCACTACGCTGTTGATGCCCTTATCCACAGCGCGGCGGACTTTCTTCGCTTCGTCTGGCTGCATGCTTTTCAGGTAGTCGTTGTTGAACACGATCTGAGCGCGCAGGCAGTAGGTGTCAGGCTTGCCCATCGTAGAAGTGTCCAGGCCGCTTTGGCCTTCTTTGTCGACAACGCAGTGGGTGTAAAGCGGGTTGTTGTTGGCGTCCTTGGCGTCTTCGAACGAACTATCGTTAACCTCGCCGATGAGAATCTGCTTGCTGAAGTCGGCGGTGATGTCGTTCGGGATCTTCCCGGCGCGACCGATGTACAACATGCCGGCGATCTCAATGCGCACACCGGCCTTCGTGACATAGCCCTGTGCGACTGCTTCGGCCGCGCTGTACCAGTCGTCAAACTCGACGATGCGCGCGCCTTCGTAATCCTTGTCGGTCTTGATCCAGTTGCGGACCGTAACCAATGCCCCGGATCCCGACACCGCAGCGAAGGCGTACTTCGCCGCCACACTGTCTTTTTCCATCTTGCCGAAGTCATCGACACCGGACTTACCGTGTAGCCAGTAGATGACCTCCTGGTGTGCATCGCTGACCTTGAGGTCGGCCGGCATCGGCAAACTGATCACCGCGTCGTTCTGGATAACCGCAATGTCGCAGGCCCCGTCCTTCAGCTTCTCGGCATTCTCAACCGAGCCGCCGGTGTTGATCACCTTCACCTCGCCACCGTCCTGCTTGGCGATGGTGTTGCCGATGCTGGTGGCCAGGCTTTCGTAAAAGCCGCCTTCACCACCGGAGCAGAAGCGCAGGGGAGGCGGTGCCGCGCTGGCGATCGCTGAAACACTCAGCAGCACAGCCAGCAATAACGCTTTCGATTTCATGGGTGTTCCTCTGGGTTGGGTGACATCCCGATGCACCCTGTCGCCAAGGTGCAGCAGTGATGCTTTGCCGTCGTTTACGCGATAAAAACACCATCAGTAGATTCCCCAGCTGGGCCTTGAGGATTCGGGCAGTCAGCCAGTCCAACGATTATTTCTCGGCGCATCGCCTCGGCGACCAGTGCGGTTTGGCGGTGAACACCCAGCTTGAACATTGCGTTGGATATCCGCTTGACCACTGTCCCAGGTTCAACATCGAACGCCCTGGCGATCTGTTTGGCGGTCAATCCCTGGGCAACTGAAAGCAGAAACTGAAGCTCTCGACGGGCAAGGCCTCGGCCGAGATGGCCGATCCATGTGCCGCTTTTGATTGTTGATTCCATGCTGTGTACCTCTCGGTTGATTTCCCAATGCACCCGGAGAACCAGGTGCATCAGTGAAACTGTCCGTCCTATTACCGCCGGAGGGGCGGTGCGCATTGCTTGCCGGGTCATTCACACGGTTATGGCGTTTCACCATCGATCAGCCGTACAGGGTTGTCCTGTCGTTGGCAGGCTTTCGGGCCTGTCTGTTCGCCGGTCGCCGGTAGAGGCAATGCGGTCTGTTGTTTGTTGCGCTGACTGTTAAAGAGCGGTGTCTGGTGTTCCTCGCGGCGGTGTATCGCTGCGTTGAGTGAAATATGAACCAACAGTTCATATTTGGTCAAGTACCAGAAGTACATATTTTTATAAAAAGCACATTGCTGATGGAAATCCACACCTGACGCATTTGGGGATTTACCGCTGTGGACCGCTTCGCTATAGTCGTCTGATACTGGATGCATATACAGCAAAAGGGGAGTGGGATGGCAAAGCCGCAAAAGCAGTCAAAGCAGATCGTTCGTCAGGAAATCACCGGAATAGAACGGCTCGGCCTGCGGGTCTCTTCGATGATCAATCACCCGGTTGCTCAGACTCAGCGCTGGGTGACGATCCATCGCCTGGACACGGATGGTGACCGGGAGTGGGAAGAGGTGATGGGGCTGTTAAACGAGACGGATGGCATAGACATGACGTTCAACGACGACGAGTCGGTGACGTTGAAGTGGGAGGCGAGCACCGATGAGGATCGACCGGTAGAGGTGATGGAGCCAGTGGAGGAGCCGGCGCCTTTCTGAAGGTCAAAAAAATGGCCCGCGTGTGGGCGGACCTAATTGGGATTCTTCAAAGGAGTGCGAGCAATCTGCGCTCGATTCTGTGAGCGCTTCGTGAAAAGCATATTGCAGAAACGAACGGGCCGATCAGTGACGGACCAGGCTTTCAAAAGGGTGGTAGCCGGGGAGGGCGGAATCAGGACGAAAAAAAGCCCGCATGAACGGGCAAAAAAACAGTTCGCTGATCCTTCAGCAGTCTCGTGGTCAGTGTAGATCCTACGAGGGAGGGCGCAAGGCTAGAACGAAAAAGCCCGGCACAGTGGCCGGGCTTTGGTGATGCTTCTGCGTTTAAGCTTCAGATGTATCCCAGTCGAACCACTGAGCTGATGTGCGCTTGAACCAGCCGAGTTTACTTACATGCTTGTCCGCTTGATCTTTTGGGTACATGGACCTGATCACATCGTTACGAGCTAAAACCTCTAATGCTGACAGTGTTGGTGGTTCATCAGCTTCGATACGGCGAATCTGGCTCCTGTAGTGACGAATCTTCGACATGAGAGCCTGCTGATCATCGGCCAGCATTGCAGCCTCTATGTCCAAATAGCGCTTACGAAGATCGTTGTGCAGCCAAGCGCGCTGGCCTGTACCTACAACCAGGTCAACTGCTGAGGCCAATGTAACTATGAGAGCTGACGCACCGATCAGATAGGCATTTGAGCTCGCAACCAACGATGTGACAGTTGCCGATCCGAAAACTACTCCAACAAAGGCGGTAAACCTACCCCAGCGAAGGAAAAACGCTCCTCGCCGCATGTGGTAGCGAATATTGCGCTGAACATAAAACCCTAACTCGTGAGTTTCTGTTTCTTGCTGGGCGGTTTCGTTCACTTCAAGGATCTCGACGTGGCGGAGGCGGAATTGGCCGGCTCTCTGAGATATTACCTCCGCGACCACTTTCCTTTGTAGGCCAGCCATCCTGCGTAGGCCTCGAGGGAGGGCTTGTAGGGCGCGGCGGAGGACTTGGAGGATTCTTTGGCTTGTCAGTCATTCGAGTGTAACCCCATTTTGGTAAGTAGCTGATCGCCGTCCGCGGATGGCCTCCGGCGTATTGTTTTTCTTGCTGACTACTACAAATCCCTGCTGCCTCACCTATTTGGTTCGTGTTATTTGCCCGCCCTTGACCTCATTAATGCGACACCCAGGAGGTCGCGCTTGAGGTCTTGCACTGGCTTATTGAGTCCCATCATCACTCCTTGCAAATCGCTGCCACCCCAGGTCTTTCAGCCGGTCATAGCAATTCTCAGCCCCACCGCCGCCTCAACAAGCTTCTGCGCCTGCATTGCGACAGCCCTAGCCCGCTCGGTATCCCCGGCTTCTTTGAGCGCTTTAGTCAAATTGAGCAGATTTTCCACCTCAGTCTCGATGACGCGGATTGACTTACCTATCGGGTATTGAAGTGTGTGCGCCATGCCATCAACCCTCGTTCCAGACGGTCTTCAATGAAGAACTCTGCGACTTTCGCCGATCCTGATTCGGTCCAGCGCCCGGTTTAATGCGTCTAAGGCATCGAGGAGGGCTTTCGCCTCAGATTCTCGGCCATCACCCCACAGACGCTCAGCCATTTTGTTCAAGGCTTGGATAGAGCGCTCTATCTCAGCGGCGGTCACCGCAGCCTGACTTTCCGGCTTTTTCTTCGGCATTTTCAGAACTTCTGATACACAGGCCACAATCCAGCTACACCAGGTTCGCATTCCAGACCAGCAGCACTCGAGCCTGGATGAAGGTCTCATCGGCCCTGATCGTCTGCGGCGGATGCCTATCGTTATCGGAAAGCATCTTGATCTGATCATCGCCGATCCACTGAAGGCGCTTGATGTAGAGATGACCTTCCCAAGAGAACATGTAGATCCCGTCGCCCACGAACTCCCGGATGCTGACGTCTACCAACAGCGGGTCTCGATGCTTAATCGTGGGCGCCATGGACTGGCCCCATCCTGTCACCATCTTCAGGTGGAAGTGCTCTTTAAACTCAACACCCATCTCGCGCAAATGCTGGGGGCTGACACGCACATCCTGGAACATCTCGGGGTAGTCGTGCGGAATCTGCCCGCCGCCCATCGCGGCTCGGACGTCGTAATGTGCAATCCAGACTTCATCACCCGCGACACCAGGCCGGTAATCGATTTCAATTGCACCGCCGCCTTCATCTGCTTCAGCGACCGCAAGTAATCGTCTGCGAGCATCGTCAGACAGTCCTTTACCTTGCTTGGCAAGCATGTTCCGAACGATATCCGCCGCTGAAGGTGGGGTACTTTCAGTTTCGCCACTACCGACTTCTGCAAGCTTTGAAAAAGCGGGCTCGTTACCGGAACCATGCTGCAGCCACTCGATTTTTACGCCGAGCGCATCCGCAATAGCGCTCATCTTGGCAGGCCCTGGCAGAGACTCACCATTCAGCCATTTGCTTGCAGCCTTCGGCGTCACTTTGGCGATTTCAGCCAGTCGAGCACCTGCCCCCCACTGATCAATGCCGTGGGCGGTTAGGGCTTTTTTTAGCCGGATGACGAAAGCGGCGCGGATATCTTCGATATGAACCATAGGTTCAATATCGCATGCCCTTGCATGTACTTTCAGTTCCGACATAATATGTACTGTAAGTTCATATTTGACTCGGAGGCCATATGCGGCCGCTCAAGAAATCGATTGATGATGCCGGGGGTGTTCCAGCCGTGGCCCTGGCCTGCAAGAAGACACCACGAGCCATCTACAAGTGGCTTGTCGCGAATGCCTTGCCGCGCACTGAGTACACCGGTGAAACCCAATACGCCAAAAAAATCGCCGAATTGGCGGCAGCTAAAGGCAAGCCTTTTGATGTCGGCTGGTTGCTTGCCGAGGCGCACCCAAAAAAGGCTGTGGCATAGCGGGGGCTGTGCCTACCACCGAAAACACCATGGAGCGATTGGAAGCCATGCAGCACCACCTCGATTTACTCAAGGAAGACCTTGAAGGGATTCGGGAAGACCTTCGAAACACTGAGAAATAGCCTGAAGGTCCATTGGCGTCAGTATCGGATTTAGCGGGGATTCGAGGTAGTGCACCGGAATGGCTGTTGATCCATCCAGTACCCAAATAACAGACACAAAAAAGCCGGTGGCTAGACCGGCTTCTTTAAAACTTACAACAGTTGAGGGGCCATTATGAACACGATCGTCGCTCCAAGCAATACGGTCACCATGTCGAGCAGGGAGATCGCCGAACTCACCGGCAAGCAGCACAAGGACGTCCTCCGGGATATCCGAGTGATGCGCAAGGCCCTTGCAGACGATGGCGCAGATTTGCGCCATCTCCATGAGGTCAAGGATGGGCGTGACTACACCGCTGAATTCCACCTGGACCGCATCCTGACTGAAACCCTGTTAACTGGTTACAGCATCCCGCTTCGTCATCGTGTCGTGACACGTTTAAGCGAGTTGGAAAACGTGTCGCGACAGGCTTTCACAATCCCTAAAGATCTTCCTTCGGCGCTTCGACTCGCCGCATCTCAGGCCGAACAAAGTCTCCAGCTTCAGCATGTGATCGATAAGCAGACGCCGAAGGTCGAAGCGCTCCAGCGCTTGGCCAGAACCCAGGGTGACGTTTGCATCACCACTGCAGCTCAACTTCTCGGTGTTCGTCCGACAAAGCTGTTCGCCTGGCTGAATCAGAATCGCTGGATTCATCGTCGCACCGCCCATTCAAGCTGGGTCGCGTATCAGCCTCGGCTGAACACCGGCTGGCTCAAGCACAAGCTGATCAAGGTCGGCGGCGGGGAAGGGCAAGACATCAAGGTCGTCGAACAAGTGATGGTGACCCGTTCGGGCATCGTCACGCTGGCGGAACAACTTCAAGGAATCACGTTGTGAGCGTTCAAGCAATGTCATGGGCGCTCTCTCTGCCCACGCAATCCCTCAAAGACCCAAGTGCACGTCACGTGCTGCTCTGCTTGGCCAATTACGCTGGTTCAAATGGTGCTGGCGCCTTTCCGTCCGCCTCGACTCTTGCGCAGGACACCGGTCTTTCCGAGCGAACTGTTCGTTACAAATTGGATGACTTGGAAAAGTCCGGATTGATCCTTCAGGGCAATCAGGCGATCGCCGCCGTTTACATCGGCCGTCATGACCGCCGCCCAGTTGTCTACGACCTCCAACTATCACGGGGTGCAAATCCTGCACCCCGTTCAAATCGGGGTGCAAATGACGCAACGGGGTGCAACTCACAACAGAGCGGGGTGCAGCCTGGAACAGAACGGGGTGCAGCCGCTGCACCCAATACATCAATTAACCATCAAGGAACCGAACAGCAGCAGCGGCAGCCGATTGCCGATGTGATTGCTGAACAGGATCAGGCCGCTATCGAGGCGCTGGATGATCGCCAACGCTTCGCCATGTTCGCCGCTTGGTCTCCGAACGAGAAGGCACTCGCCGACCAGCTTGCGATTGCCAAACTCCCCGCCGAAGTCATCACTGATCAACTGCTCGAAACGTTCATGGGTTTCTACGTTGCCCGCCCAGCATCAGTCCAGAGCGCAGCTGGTTGGTGCTTCGAACTGGTCAAGTGGGTGAAGCGAGACAAGACCAAAAACGCCGGTACCGAAGCGAAGACGGATGAGTTCGACGACACCAACATCGAATGGATGAAAGGTGGTGCCAAATGAAAATGGTTTCCACGGTAGCGGCCCAGGCCATGACCAAAGTTCGCCACGGCGAATTCATCGAAGCGAGCACCGAGGTTTCGGCGCAGGCCCAGCAAGATCAGGCTCGCGAAACCGGCAAGGTGATCAACCAGCTATTTCGCGAGCTGCGTACGATCCGCACGGCTTGGCGCCAGGCGTGGCCGGACAAGAAGGCCTACATGGAATCAAAGGCGACCTGGCTGCTGGCTTTCATCGAGAACGGTATCTGCACCCAGGAGCAGATCGACATCGGCCTGATCCGTTGCCGCGCCGAGCCGTCCGACTTCATCCCGAGCCCCGGCAAGTTCATTCAAGGCTGCGTGCCGACGCCGGAAATGCTCAGCCCGCCATTGCCGAGCGTGGAGACGGCTTACAAGCAGGCCCTTCGCAACTGCCATCCAACGATGCACGGCATCGCGAAGTGGTTTCACCCGGCCGTCTACCATGCGACCGCGGCCGCCGGGTTTAACAGCCTGCCACTGCTCAGTCGTGATCTGGGCTTGATCAGTTTCGAGAAGCGGTATCTGGAGCAGGTTCGCAAGGTCTGGATGGGGGAGCAACTCGGCCCGGTGCCGGTAGCGGAGTTGGCCGGTCCAGCATCAGAGCGCACCCCGGAGGTAGGCAATCAAGCATTGGCGGCGCTCCGCGCGCAGCGGTCGGGAGGTGTTACTCGTGCCTGACTCTCGCCTCGCTCCGACTAACCCCGCCGAGTACCACTTCGCCGTGCACAGCTGCGGTTACAAATGGGAGCAGGGCCTCCAGCCGGACCGCGCGGTAGCGTTGTTTGCGGACTCGGCTGCAGCTTTGCGATTCGGAAAGTCAATGTGGTCGACCACCTTCGAGGTAATCGACATCACGACGGGGGAACGGGTATGCGCGTGACCTCGAAAAAACTCCGAGCCTCGGCCAACGGCCAAGAATGCACTGTTCGCGCACCTGGTGCCTGCAACTTCGATCCGGCCACGACGGTGCTCGCTCATCTGCCTTGCGGGCAGAAGGGCATGGGTATTAAGGGCTTCGACACCGTCGCCGTCTACGCATGCAGCGGCTGTCACGACGTCATTGACGGCCGCGCCGCCGGCGAGATCGATTGGCAGGACATGCCGCGCGCCATCGCTGAAACACACGAGGCCTTGATCCGGGCCGGAATCCTTACCGTGAAGGGGGCTGCATGATCGATCCACGAACCCTGCTCGTCCTGATGATTCTCGCCTCTTGGGCGCTTTATGAAATCTGCCGACGCCTCGATGATCGGTACCGGAAAGCGCGGGGCGACCGCAAATGAAGTCCATTGCAAAGCAGTCGCCCACGCCACCGAGAGCCAGAGCCCCGCGCCTTGATCGTGAAGGCATCGAGCAGGCGGCTCTGATCTCTGAGTTGCGCGCCCGGATGCCAAAGGTGGCTGACCTGATCTACCACGTCCCAAACGGCGGTCACCGTCACAAATCTGTTGCCGGAAAGTTAAAACAACAGGGCGTTGTGGCCGGTATTCCTGACCTGGTGCTGACCATGGCACGTGGTGGGTACTTCGGTCTGTACATCGAGTTCAAGGCTACGCCGCCGAATGACGCGGGTGTCTCAGCGGAGCAGCACGAGCGCATTCGAAAACTCAACGAACAAGGCTACTTGGCGATCGTGTGCCGGGGGCATTTCGAAGCGGTAGAAGCAATACGTGACTACCTCCGTCTATCCCCAACTGTCGTGGTGATCCAATGACTATGACAGTGGCCTTCTCCGATGCCGAAATTCGCCGTCGTGCCGATGATCCGGCCGCCGTGCTGATGCGTGACCCTCGGCACCCAGGTCTTTACTTCCGCTTCACTGAGGCTCGTCCGCGCGGAACGTGGAGTCTGGTCGTTCGCAAGAAGTGGAATCGGATCGGCGCCTATCCCGACCTGTCGGCGAAGGCCGTGTTGGCTGCGCTGCCTGATCTGCGTATGCGGCTGGGTTCGGATCCGGAAGCGGGTGCGGCAGTATCGCCCTGGGCAACGTTGGGCGAGTTGCTGAGGTGGTACGCCGACCGTATGAGCCGCGACCGCAACCTCTCTGACAAGCGTAAGGCCACGGGTAAGTCAGCGATTGTTTGCCACCTGATACCTCGCGTGGGTGATCTACCGATAGCCGATGTTCGTCACGGCACCCTCGACACCCAGCTGATGTGGCCGCTTCAGGAGACGTTGTCGCTGGAGTTTGTGCGGCTGATTTTCGGCTTGCTGGTGGTCGCCTGTCGTCAGGCTCACACGCTGGGCCTGATACCGACCAACCCTATGACCGGCATCAAGTTCAGCGACTTCTCCAAGACCAAGATCAAAGCCAAGCCGGCGCGCCTTCGCGGTGTGCAGATCGAGGCGCTGCTGAGCCAGTTGCATGACCTTTTCGAGTCCGATCCACAGCCGGCCATGCTCGCGCTGATGATGCTCTGCCACGGCACGCGCATCGGTGAAACCCGCAAAGCCCAGTGGTCGCACATCAGCCTGTCCGAACGCACCTGGTATCTGCCGGTGGGCAACACCAAGACCCGAGTCGAGCACTCGCTCCCACTGACCGATCAAGTTTGCACCCTTCTAATCCGGTACCGCGCGGCGCAACAGGCGAGCCATTACGACGGCGATTGCCTGTTTCGCTCCCGCAGTGGAAAGGGCATGAGCGAAGGCCAGGCCAGCGCCGTGTTCACCGGGCTGGGGCAGGGCGAGTGGAGCAGTCACGACCTGCGCAAGTTGGCCCGTACCGGCTGGGCAGATCTCGGCATCGACTTCCTGATTGGCGAGATGCTGATCAACCACGCCATGGGCCACAACGTGCAGGCCTACATCCATACCACCGTTGAAGAGCGCAAGCGCGCAGCCCTTGAGCTGTGGCACGGCCATTTAGACGGCAAGGGGTTTTCCCTGATTCACGGGTTGGAGGAAGGTAGAAACGGAAATTCGGGTAATCCGCTGGAAGCCACAGAACAGAAGGGTTGCGAGGCCTTTCAAGAATCAACCATAGGCGAGGTTTAAAAATGATGATTTTAGTCGATCCACGCCGTCATCTGGCCGTTCAGCCTGGCGATGTCAGCTCGATCAGCATCACCAGTGGTGTCGAGGGTGGGAAGGTTTTGGTGCTGTTTTTGGTGGGTGGGCAGGAGCTTCGAATTCATTCAAGAAATGAAGACGGCTTTCTGGACCTGCACGCAGTTCACAAACAGCTGATGGAGGCCAGCAAATGAAGAAGAGTCACGGACCAGCTTTCCGTCGTGAACTCAAGCCGCTGATGGAGTGCAGCACCTGTCGCGGTGCTGGCAGTACAGAGGGTGTCTTCCACCGCCTCGACTGTCTGGTTTGCAATGCATCCGGCTGGGTTTGCCGCACCACTGGTGACGCGATGCCGTTGGAAGAACTGGTACCGCAACTGAGCATGAAGCTGCGCAATGCGACCGCCGAATTAGCCAGGGCAAGGCAGGCACAGGGCGGGGCCCACGAACAATATGAACAGAACAACCGCCGCGGTGCCGGCGCATCGAACTACACCGGCGACTGATCGCCGTTCTAATTTCTGCTGGGGAGAGTCACTATGAAACTGATCGGAGCGCGCCAAGCCTGGACCGACTCGCAGCATGAGTCGAATGCCTCAATATCCGCCGTAGCCATCGACTCGGCCAAGTCTGCCACCATCGCCAGAAGAGCCAGAGCTCGCCAGCATGAGGTGGTGTTTGCCGCCATGGGTGAGGACAAGGAAGAGCGCATCAAGGTCGCCCGCCAGAAGATCAGCATCAGCGAAACTCGCCGAACACCGATCGGTCGATCCACGGCCCGAGCGGCACACCTGACAATGATGGGTAAGGTTCAGCGCGCCATCGGCACGTTGCCTTTTCAGGTGCAGCAATTCGGGCACTTCCTTTACCACCCGTGCCTGACCATGCAGCACGTAATGAATGCTGTGCTGTTGATCACCGCCAAGGCTCAGCTCCCCGATCTGACCTCGGCCAAGCGTGTGAAGGCTCAATACCTGGTGACGCTGGCATTGCAGTCGTACAAAGCTGAGGTCACCGGTGCCGCCGAATGGGGCCCAGCCCGGGTGGCTGCTGAAATGAATGCTTTCTTCGGTGTATCGATCGAGCCGAAGCACTGGAATCGCGACTGGTTAGAGTTGTGGGAATCACTGAAAGGCGTCATCAAGGAAGTGGATCTAGAGGCCCAATCACCGGTATGGCAGTTGATTCACGCGGAGAAGGAAGAATCAGTAGCGTAATCTGTTGACATGGTGGGGGTTTGCAGTTAATTTTCCCACAGTGCGCAACTTACCTCCAACGCACACTCCTTCCAGAACCCGGCCCTTGAGCCGGGTTTTTCGTTTTTGCGTGGTAGAGCAGCGGTCAGCTCGTTGGGCTCATAACCCGAAGGTCGTCGGTTCGAATCCGGCCCTCGCAACCATTTCGATCCACTGTAGCCAGGGCAGCCTTCGGGAAGGCCTGGACACTGATCAGCCGGTCGTGCAGTGCTACGACAAAACACCGGCAGCCCGTGCATCCAGACCCTAACAGTGCTTGCTGGATGGCACGCGAGCGAACGACGAGACTGGTGCATTTGGGTGCCAGCGTTGCGAATCTCTTCGGCGGACGGCGGGAAAGACCGCACACCTATTCAAGGCCTCGACTCTGCGTCGGGGCTTTTTCGTTTTTGGGGTTATCCCCTCGGCCTTGCAGGCCTTTTTCTCAATCATGCCAACAGCGGAGTCGAGCGCATGGATTTCCTATACCGCCTGCTCGACAGGTTGGATTCATGGTTTGTGGCCGGCTTGCTTGGAGCGGTCGCTGCAAGCTTTTGGCACAAGGACGACCTGGTTGATCGTAAAGCCTGGGCGATCTTCATTTTCTCCGGCGCAGTGTGCGCACACTACTTAACTGGCTTGATCAGCGCCTATTTGGGTGTGGTGGAGCCACGAAGTGTTGCGGGGATTGGATTCTTGCTGGGGACCTTTGGCGGGTCGTTGATTGCCGCAATCACGCGAGCAATCAAAGCCGCCGACCTCTGGGCGTTTATCCGCCAGCGGTTTGGAGGAGGTAATCCACCATGAACTACGAACTGATCAACTCAATAGCGTGTGGATTGATCGCGCTGTGGGCTCTCTGGTGTGTTCTGAGTGGCAAGGTGAGGGATGGCATTCTCGGGAAGTTGATCTATTCCGCGATCGCGATCAGTGGTTTTGTGGTGGTGAATCGTGAACAGAACATTTTCATTGGCCCCACTGCGGCTGGTCTGACGTTGCACGTATCGTTAGCCCTTGCCGGTGCTCGGCACATCTTCATGGTCACGTATTGGCAGCGCGTGAAAGCGTGGCTCTGCAGGATGTTGAACTGTGAGCACTGCATGGGGTGCGAGAAGACGAAAGCCCCGGATAAAACAAATCAGCCTAAGTTATAGGCGCTGCAGCTGAGCGAGGATCCTTCATGTCTGGGCCAATCGGAATATCCGTCAGATATGACGTGAAGGAACTGAGCAAGAAGCTCTCAGCGCTGGCCTACAAGCAGATAGGTTATGCGACAGCCGTTGCATTGACTGCCATCGCCACAGAGGTTGCGGATGATGAGATCGATAACATCGCATCCACATTCAAGCAGCCTCGGCCATTCACACGGAACTCGTTGGGTGTCCAGGGTGCAAGGAAGGACACGCTGACGGCGACCGTCTATGTCAAACCCATCGCGGCCAAGTATTTGGAGCCATACGAAACTGGTGGCTCGCACGTTCTGTCGGGTCGTGCATTGCTCAACCCGAAGAACATCAAGCTCGACAAGTACGGGCAGTTGCCTCGCAAGGTGCTGGAGCGGCTGAAGGCCCGACCCGATGTGTTCATTGGTCCAGTCAAGACCAAGGCCGGAATGGTCAACGGTGTATGGCAGCGGATACCGGCGAAGAAGAAGATCGCGGCACATCTCAAGCTGCTGATCCGATTCGGCGACGCGTTGGCCGTGACCAAGCACCTGAACTACCGCAGTCGCGCTCAGGCACTGGTCAACCGACGCTTCAACATCGTGTTCAGCGAGGCCATCGGGCACGCGCTCGCGACCGCACGGTGAGGTTCCCTTTTTGCACCATGGTGGTGCGCTTTGGCGTCCCCGGGAGGGGTACCCCCCCCATGTTGGGTCCCTCTGCGCCCTTCTGGCATCGAGGGCATTGCGCGCCTCGCTGCTCCCCCAGCTATGAAGTCTCAAAGGTGTTCGCACCCCGGGCCCGACAATGAAAGAAGGCATCTCCATTCGCGAGTTCGCGAGACGCGAAGGCGTGTCCGACACGCTGGTTCGAAAAGCGCTGAAGCTCAATCGCCTCGTGGCTTTCGCCGATGGCTCGATTGATCCGACGCTGGCCGGAAGCAGCTGGCGTGAAGGCAATGCGAAGGCTGCGAACAGTGCGAACCCAAATGCGAACCCAGCGGTTCGCAGTTCGCAGGTTGCGCCGCGCGCAGCCAACCTCGTACCGGTCGAGGGTGAGTCGCTCGAAGAGCAGGCGTTGTGGTTGTTGGAAAACGGCGGCGTGGCCGCCCACGACTATGCCGAGGCCCTGCGCCGAAAGGAGAACTACCTGGCGCTGTTGCGTCAGCTCGAGTACGAGCAGAAGTCGGGCGCCCTGGTCTCGTTGGAGATCGCTGAAAAAATACTATTTGAACAAGCGCGGGCATCACGTGATGCCTGGCTCAACTGGCCTACCCGTGTTGGCCCACTCTTGGCCGCGGACCTTGGGCTTGAGGCTGATCGTGTGGTCGGAGCATTGACGGAGTATGTCCACAAACACATCAGCCAACTCGGCGAGCCAGAAATTGAGGTCGAGTTCGCTAACGAAACCTGATCGCCTGGTTCTCGCTTATCGCCAAGGCTGGACGCCGCCGCCGCGCATCACTGTTCCCGACTGGGCAGATCGGTACCGTCGTTTGGCCAAAGAGGCCGGTGCGATTTCCGGCAACTGGGAAACCTCCACCGTTGAAGTCGCCCGCGGCCCGATGATGGCGGTGACCGAAGCCGGTGTGCACGTCATCACGGTGATGGTCAGTACCCAGCTTTTGAAAACCGCGCTGTTGGAAAACATCTTCGGCTATTTCGCGCACCTTGATCCGTGCCCGATGCTATTGCTGCAACCCAAGGAAGCGGCCGCCGAGCAGTTCTCGAAAGAGCGCATCAGCCCACTGGTCCGCACGACACCGGTTCTGCGCGCCTTGGTGGGCAGCGGCAAGACCCGCTCTTCGGATGAGACCCTGCTGTACAAGGCCTTCCCCGGTGGGTTTTTGGCCTTGGCCGGCGCCGGTAGCCCGGACAACCTGGCGCGGCGTCCGATCCGCATTCTGCTGAGTGACGAGGTCGACAAATACCCGATTACCCGTGAGGGCGATCCGATCATGCTCGCCGAAGAGCGGACGGCCAGCTTCGGGGCCAACTGGCTTTCGGTACGGGCCTGCTCCCCGACAGTGGAAGATGAGTCGCGGATCGAGAAAAGCTATCTGGCCTCCGATCAGCGCCGCGCCTCTGTGGCGTGTCCAGCCTGCGGGCATCGGCAGTTTCCCGAGTTTTTCAAACACGTCCATTGGCAGAAAGATCCGGACACCGGCGCTCACCTGCCGAAGACCGCGCGGATGTATTGCGAGGGGTGTGGCGATCAGTGGTCCGAAGGTGACCGACTCAAGTCGTTGCGCAGCATTCGCTGGCATCAGACCAAGGTCTTTCAGTGCTGCGGTGATCGGCATCAGCCGTTGGAGCAATACGAAGCCTCTTGGAATCTCGACCGTGTTGGTGCCGTAGAGCGCGTGTGGACACTTTCCGAAAGCCCTCGGCATTCGGTTTATCTGGCGCGCTGCCCAACCTGTGGCAGTCACCCGGTTGATAACGAACACGCGGGCTTCACCGCGTCGAAGCTGTACAGCCCCTGGTCTAAAGACAAGCCGGCAGACATCGCCCGCAAATGGTTGGCCTGTGGCGACGACGAGGACATGAAGCTCGCCTTTTACAACACGCAGCTTGGCCTTCCGTATCGGAAGAACTCCGGCCGGGAGATCCAAATCGAAAGCCTGGCGGCGCGCTGTGAAATCTGGGCCGCCGAGGTGCCCGACGGGGTCGCGTTGATCACTGTCGGTATCGACTGCCAGGACTATCGTCTTGAGATGGAAGTCATCGGCTGGGGCGTCAATGAAGAGTCCTGGTCGATCGATTACCACGTCATTGAAGGCGAGTTTGATCAGCCGGAAACCCAGGCCTTGCTCGATGCGTACCTCAAGCGTATCTGGTACCGCGCCGACGGTTACGCCTTTCCGGTGATGGCCGCCTGTTTTGACTCCGGCGGTCACCATACGCAGGCAGTGTATGCCTTCTGCAAGGCGCGCATCGGTCGCCGAATATGGGCGATCAAAGGCGAATCGGCGCGAAACGGCAAACGTTCTCCGGTCTGGCCGACGAAGGTTCCAAGCCGGCGCAGCAAGGCCACCTATCGGCCGGTCATGCTGGGTGTAAACGCGGCTAAAGACACCATCGTTACGCGCTTGATGAAGGACAAACCCGGGCCGGGCTACATGCACTTTCCGGTCAGTCGAGACATCAACTACTTCGCCCAGTTGACCGCTGAACGATCGGTGGTGAAGGAAACCGGGGGCGTGAAGTATCGCGTCTGGGAGCCTCGTCCAGGCCGCGCAAACGAAGGTCTCGACTGTCGTGTGTACGGATATGCCGCGTTGTGCGGGCTTCTGCACATGGGCATCAAGCTGAATAAGCTGGCGGAAAAGGTTAATGCGCTGATTGGTGTTCCCGTTCATCGCCCAGAGCCGGAGCCGTCAGTTTCGCTGGATGAGTCTGAATCTGATGGCAAGAAAACCGGCCCTCAGATCATCCCGTCGAAACCCGCCAAGAAAAAAACGTTGGCCAGCCGGCTCGCGTAAAACTCCCCGCTTCGGCGGGGCTGACCTGGGGTTATCCCATGAGCCGTTGTGGTCCAAACAGTAGTTTGCTGGCGGGCATTTCCCGGGAGTCCTTGCAGGTGTCGTTGCAGAACGCGCAGCAGGCTTACATCCAGTTATCAACGGGCGGAAAGATCGAGACCGCTACGTACACCCAGGGTGATGGCTCCAAGAGCATCACCTACACGCGAGCCAATATCGCCCAGCTGGCAAACATCATTCTGATGCTGCAACAGCAACTCGGAATTGTTTGCCAGGCCCGTCGACCTATTACATTCAGGTTCAAGTGATGAATAACCCTGTATCGATTGTTGGGCTCGACGGCAAGCCGATCCAGCCTCTGCGGCCGAGCCGGGGAAAAGCGCTTGCACCTGGTGGCGGCGCACCCTATGACGCTGCGGACATTCGCGGCGAGCACGTTGCTGGTTGGAACCCGGTCCTTGGTTCGCCCGATGGCGAACTCAACATGTACCGTGATCGGATCGTTTCTCGGGTCCGTGACTTGGTTCGAAACGACGGCTGGGCTTCGGGTGCGGTTACTCGCATCCTCGACAATGCCATTGGCGGGCACTTCCGCCCGTTGATCAAGCCGGACTGGCGCGCCCTGGCGGCGTACACCGGGAAAAAAGCGTTTGACGCCACGTGGGCGCATGAATTTGCGCAAGTCGCCAGCGCGAACTATCGGAGTTGGGCGTTCGACACCGGGCGCTACTGTGATGCGCAGCGTTCGCTGACCATTACTCAAATGATGCGTCTGGGGTTTCGTCACAAGCTTATCGACGGTGATTCATTGATGCAGGCATGTTACATCCCGGATCGGGTTGGCCTTGGCCGTGCACGCTACTCGACGGCCATCCAACTGATCGACCCTGACCGGCTGAGTAACCCGCAACAGCAGTTCGACTCCACTTCATCCCGTGGTGGCGTCATTCTCGATCGTTTCGGCGCTGCCAAGGCGTACTGGATTCGCAAGGCCCATCAGGGTGACTGGTGGGCAGCCGCTGATAGCGTGACCTGGGAGCAGATCCCACGGGAAACCGAATGGGGTCGGCCAGTCATCATTCATGATTATGACCATGATCGTGCGTCCCAGCACCGCGGGGGCTCCGGCATTTTCGCGCCGATCCTGCAGCGCATGAAAATGCTCGCCAAGTACGATGCGGTCGAGTTGGACGCCGCGGTGATCAACTCGATTTTTGGTGCCTACATCGAAAGCCCGTTCGATCACAGTCTGGTGGCTGAAGCGGTCGGTGAGGGTGATGACATGTCCGCCTATCAGGACCAGCGGGCCGACTACCACGACAGAAAGAAAACCATGCTGGGTGAGTCGAGGCTCCCAATTCTGTTCCCGGGTGAAAAGATTCATGCGGTTACTGCTACGCGCCCGAATGCCAACTTCGCGGGATTCGAAAAATCGTTCCTGAACAACTTCGCCTCGGCCACCGGCTTGTCGGCGCAGCAGATGTCGCACGACTGGTCGGACACCAACTACAGCTCCGCGCGCGGTGCTCTGTTGGAGGCGTTCAAGACCCTGACGCGTCGCCGTAACGATTTTGCCAATAACACCGCCCAGCCGGTGTTGGGCTGCTTCATGGAGGAGTCCATGGAGGTCGACGACTATCCACTGCCACATGGTGCTCCAGAGTTCATGGAATGCCGGTCGATGTACTCACGCGCTGAATGGATGGGCCCTGCAAGGGGCTGGATCGATCCGGTGGCGGAGAAACAAGGCGCCGTACTGGGCATGGACGCGGGGCTTTCCACGCTTCAACAAGAATGCATGGAGCAGGGTCTGGACTACGAGGAAGTGCTCGAACAGCGCAAACGTGAAATCGACAAGTTCAAAGAACTGGGCATCCCTTGTCCAACATGGGCTGGCATGCAGATCCCGGGCGGATACACGTCGGCGGATGAAGCCATAGAGAAACCGAGGCCTCAATAATGCAATTTGGACATCTTGCTCAACGGCTCTTCAATGTGCCGGTAGCGATTCGGCCGGAGAAAGCTGAGGTCATCATGGCCGCCCTGGCCGAGCGAATGGGCATCGGCCGGATGATGCGGGTCAGTGGTGATGCCATCGACTTGACACCCCTCGCTTTGGAAGGGGATGGCTACAGCTACGCCGATCGGGAGTCGCGCGATACCGGTTATGACCTGGTCGGGAACGTGGCGGTGATCCCCATTCACGGCACCCTGGTGCAGAAGACCGGGACGCTCAGGCCATGGAGTGGCATGACGGGTTACGACGGGCTGCGCCAGGCGTTCTTGACCGCTCTGTACGATCCCAAGGTCGAGGCTATCGTGCTGGACGTTGATTCGCCGGGAGGCGAAGTTTCCGGTTGTTTCGATCTGGTCGACACCATTTACAGCGCTCGCGGGGTCAAGCCGATCTGGTCGATCCTCAATGAATCGGCCTATTCAGCGGCCTATGCCTTGGCCAGCGCGGCTGACCGGATTTACGTCCCGCGCACCGGGGGCACCGGGTCTATCGGCGTGATCTGCATGCACGTCGATTTTTCCAAGGCGCTGACCTCCGCCGGCATCGAGGTGACGTTCATCACCTACGGCGATCGCAAGGCTGACGGTCATTCCGAGATCCCGCTGTCGGCGCCGGCGCTGGCGCGGTTCCAGGATGACATCGACACCATGGGCGAACTGTTTGTGGAAACCGTCGCCCGTAACCGAAACATCGCGGCCAGTAAGGTTCGCGCAACCCAGGCTGGCACCTACCTCGGCGCCGCCGGTGTTGCTGCTGGTTTGGCCGACGCTGTCGCGGCGCCCGACGCCGCTTTCCGGGCGCTGATTTCCCAGCTGGCCTAGCACCAACCATTCAGAGGATTGACCATGACCATTCGAAACAGACTGAGTGCGGCGATGCCGTTTGCCCAGCTGCTGGGTTTCCACCCGCGCGCCGATGAGGGCGACGACGAGGATAAAACCAAGCGTGCCAAGGGTGAGGGTGATGACCCGGATAAGGACGACGACGCCCAAGGCCAAAAAGGCAAAGGTAAGAAAGCCGCAGACGACAACGATGACGACAAGGATGCCAAAGGCGCCAAGGGCGAAGGTGATGATCCTGATAAGGACGACACCAAAGGTCGTAAGGCAAAACGCGCCGACGATGACTCCGATGATCCTGACGCTGAAGATGACGATGAGACACAGGCCATCGTTAGTCAGGAGCGCGCCCGCTGCGCGGCGATTGTGGCTCACGGCTTCAAAGCCGGCAGCCCGGAACAGGCGTGCGTGTTTGCCTTCGACACCGGCATGTCAGCGGATGCTGCGATCAGCGCTATCAACGCCGCTGGTGCTGTAGGCGGCAAGGGTGGCAGTTTCAAAGACCGCATGGATGCCGCCAAGATCAAAAACGTTGAGTCTGATGGCGGTGACGATCTCCCGGCAGGTGTTACGCCGGTCGCGCAACAAATCATTGCGGCCGCAGCTCGCGCTCAGCCTCAGTCACGCTAACCCCAACGCCAAACGGAGATCGACAGCATGTCGCTGACCCCAACTGAAATTCGAGACAATCCCCAACAACCCGGCGTCCAGGCGCAGGTCTACGTTCCTGATCAACTGATTGCCGATGCACGCAACCTGGTCACCCAGCCGATTTTGCTGGGTGCTGGCGTGCTGAAACGCGGCACCGTGCTGGGCCAGCAAAACGTCAACCCTGTGCAGGTAGTGGCAGGCTCGAGCAACACCGGCAACGGCACCGTTGGTACGGTGGCGGTGGGCTCCGCGGTGGAAACTGGCGGCTATGTGCTGCTCGCCACCTCGGCTACAGTGTTCAAGGTGACCAACCCAGAAGGCACTGTGCTGGGCAATGCAACCGTCGGCACCGCCTTCACCCATGCGGAAATCGGTTTCACCATCAGTGCAGGCGGTACTGCCTTCGTTGCCACTGATACCTTCACCATCAATGTATTCGATGCGGTCGGCACCTACATTCAGTGTGTTCGCACTGCATCGGACGGCAGTCAGACCCCGGTTGCCATTCTCGTCGATGATGCCGATGCGACCGCTGGCCCAGTATCTGCCGGCGCTTATCTGGCCGGTGAGTTCAATGCGTCGAAACTGATCTTCAGTTCGACCTGGGCACTCGCCGCCCTGGTATCGGCAATGCGCCCTTACGGGCTGTTCGCCAAATCCTCGATCTCGTCGGCCTCGCCGTCGAACAACTCGGCGCCGTAATTCGGCCCATACCCTACTGTCCACAAAGGCCCGCTGATGCGGGTTTTTTTGTGGGCTGGATTTAGCATTTTATTGCTTGGAGAGGCCCATGACCGCCGCCAGTTCGTTTCCTTTCAGCACCACCGACCTGATTCAGGTTGTGCCGACGCTCAAGCGTCCGCAGAAATTCCTGCTCGACAAGTTCTTCCCGAACATTCAGAGCTCGGAAACCGAGTTCGTCGCGATCGACATCGATGTCGGCCTTCGCCGCATGGCGCCTTTCATCAGCCCGCTGGTGCAGGGCAAGCTGGTTGAGCAGCGTCGCTACCAAACCAACACCTACAAACCAGCCTACATCAAGGACAAGCGCGCCCCTGACCTGCGCAAACCAATCATGCGTCAGATCGGTGAGCGCATCGGTGGTGGTTCCATGACCGCTGGCGAACGCGAGATGGCCAACGTTGCCTTCGAGATGGCCGACCAGATCGACATGCTCGATCGTCGTCTGGAATGGATGGCCGCCTCCGCGCTGCTGACCGGCAAGGTTGTGGTGTCGGGTGAGGGTTTCGAAACCGAAGTGGTGGACTTCGGCCGTGACTCCCAGCTGTCGATTGCCCTGACCGGCAATAACCGCTGGGGCATTCCGGCCAACTTCAACGCCGCTGGCCGAGACACCATTCCGGCCAATGACCTGGAAGAATGGCAGACCCTGATGCTTCAGCTTTCCGGTGCTCAGGCCACGGACCTGGTGTTCACCACATCGGCTTGGAAGACCTTCTCCAACGATGAAAAAGTCTTCGGTGCGATCTTCTTCCCGAAACAATCCGAGGCCGGCAGCATCAACATCGGTCCACAGATTGCGCCGGGCGCCGTCTACAAAGGCCGCTGGGGTCAGTTCGATCTGTGGCTGTACAACGACTGGTTCATCGACGACAACGGCGTCGAACAACCAATGCTGCCAGACGGCTACATGATCATGTCCGGCCAACAGTTGATGGGCACCCGTGCCTTCGGCTCGATCCTTGATCCGGCCTTCAACTACCAGGCAATGCCTTACGCACCGAAGACCTGGGTTGAAAACGACCCGGCCCAACGCATCCTGCTCATGCAGAGCTCGCCGCTGGTGATCCCAAGCCGGGTCAACGCCTGTCTCGCTGCGAAGGTCTGCGACCCGTCGAGTGGCAGCTAATGGCGGCCGCGGGCACAGCGGCAGCTTCTCTTGCAGAGGCTGTCGTGGCCAATGGCCGAACCGTGATTGGCGCCGACGGCAAGAAAAAGGGCCCCGGTGAAACCGTCAAGTTGTCCGCGACTGAGGTCGCCTCTTTGACGACACTGGGGTTTCTTGTCGATGGCAATGCCGTCGTCAAGAAACAGACCGGACCACACATCAGTGTGGCAGCCGGGCCGGCCGTGAGGATCGCGTAATGATCGATTGGGATAGCCTGGTGCTCGGTCCTCTGGAAACCATTTTTGGTGAGGGCGAGCAGCCAGCCGGAAAGGTGATGTTCTATCCAGCGGGTGGTATCGGCTATGCCATCGATGGCGTTTTCGACTCAGCCTATCGGGAGGTCGAGATGATCGACCCGATGGTTGGGGTTGCCTCTACTCAGCCGGTGCTGGGGGTTCGCCTCTCCACTTTTGCTCAACCGCCTGAGCAGGACGACCAAGTCTTTATCCCTCGCGTTAACCAACGGTACCTGGTGACAGAGGTCCGGCCCGACAGTCATGGCTGGGCCAAACTCATGCTGAGCGAAATGTAATGACCACCACATCCCAGTTACGGCAAATCACCGCTGAAGCCCTGAAAGGCAATACACCAGCAGGTGACAACGTTTTCGCGGCCAGATCTTGGCCAACATGGAACGGCAGTTACCCGATTATCTGGCTGCATTCGCCAGAGGAGAGCAAGGAATCTCTTGGTCGGACAGCGCCGCAGTTCAACGTAACGGCGACGATCCGGATTTCCGCGCGCGTTCAGCTTAAAGCGCTCCCTCGTAATGCTGCGGCTGGCGCGATGATATTGGCGTTGGAGGATATGCAACGCCAGATTGAGATGGCATTGATCAACTTCCCTCCGCTGATGAGTCGCCTGCAGCAGTTTCCTTTCATCCATTCCCGGATGGCTGAAGACGGTGATGGTGAGCAGAACCTGGGCGAGTTGGTGATGGATGTGGGCATGGAGTTTTACCAAGGCCCCGAGGACTTTTATCCACTCGAAGGGCCGGAGCCAATCCCGCCTTTCGATCCCGCCGCAGAGGTGGCTTCGGTCCAGCCGATTGTTCCTCTGGATTCGGTCGACGTTACAGACGATCTGGTCAACGTCTTCGATCCTTCAGGCACCTACGTCGATGCGCCGTTTCCTGATGCGGTCAATCCGGCCCCACGAACTGCTGGTCCTGACGGGCGCGCAGAGGGCGGTCTCTCTTTTGAAAATCTGCAGGAGTAATCATGCGAATTTATCCCTCGCCGGGTTTGCTGGTGCGTGACCCGGTAAAGCGCGACTTCCTGCCAGAAGCGGGCCGCGAAGTTCCTGACGGCGATATTTATTGGTCCCGCCGGCTGAACTGCAACGACGCAACTCTCACCCCTCCAGCCCCGGTTGCTTCTGTACCGGCCAAAGAGGAAAAGATCAAAGCCAATGAAGGGAGTGACCGTCAATGACCGTCCCGTTCAGCAATATCCCGGCGAACCTGCGGGTTCCATTGTTCTATGCCGAGGTCGATAACTCCCAGGCGAACAGCGGTGCTCAGACCCAGCGCACCCTGATCATCGGCCAGATCACTGCGTCGGGTAACGGTGTGGTAAACGTCCCGGTACTGGGGCAGGGCGTCAGCGACGCCAAAGCCAAGGGCGGTCTGGGCTCCATGCTGGCGTTGATGACCGACGCTTATGTGCGTGCCGATGATTTCGGCGAGGTCTGGTTTTTGCCGCTGGCGGATGCTGCCGGTGGTGTTGCCGCGACCGGTACGGTGCTCATCGCCGGAACCCCAACGGCAACTGGCGTGATCTCGCTGTACATCGCCGGGCAACTGCTGAGTCTGACCGTCACCACTGGTGAACTGGCTGCCGATATCGCCACCGCATTGGCCGCGTTGGTGAACAGTTCCAGCGATCTGCCGGTGACTGCGACAGCCGCTACCGCGACGGTCACCCTCGCAGCCAAAAACAAAGGCCTGGGGGGCAACGAAATTGACCTGCGCCTGAACTACCAAGGCTCATCGAGCGGTGAGGCTGTTCCGGCAGGCCTGACCCTGACCCTGACGCAGATGTCTTCGGGAGCCACCAACCCGACGCTGGACACTGCACTGGCGAACCTGGGTGATGAGCCCTTCGATTTTATTGTTTGCCCTTACACCGATACTGCTTCGTTGAACGCGTTGAAAAACCTGCTCAATGACAAGACCGGCCGGTGGAGTTACGCGAATCAGGTCTACGGGCATGTGTTTGCTGCGCAGCGCGGAACAGTTTCGGCGTTGTCGACTGCCGGTAATGCCCGCAACAACCAGCACGAAAGCATCATGGGTTTCTATAACTCGCCGTCGCCGGCGTGGATTTGGGCCGCAGATGTCGCCGGTACCGCCGCTGTCGCGCTGCGCGCCGATCCGGGCCGTCCGCTGCAAACGCTCACGCTGAGCACAGTGCTGGCGCCGCCTTCGCCTTCGCAATTCATTCTGGGCGAGCGAAATACGCTGCTGTGGGATGGCATCTCGACGTTCATGGTTGGCAGTGACGGTACCGTGGCGATCGAGAACTTGATCACCACCTACCAGCAGAATGCCTTCGGCGCGGCCGACGACAGCTACCTGCAAGTCGAAACGCTGTTTCTGCTGATGTTCGTCTTGCGGGCTCAACGCTCGCTGGTGACCTCCAAGTATTCGCGAGTCAAGCTGGCAGCCAACGGCACCCGCTTCGCGCCGGGCTCTGCCATCGTCACCCCCAACATCATCAAGGCCGATCTGATCGCCCAGTACGGTGAATTGGAATTCAACGGCTACGTGCAGGACGCCGCGGGCTTCGCCAAGGGACTGATCGTCGAGAAGAACAGCATCAATCCCAATCGGGTTGACGTGTTGTGGCCCGGCACCCTGATCAACCAGCTGCGGATTTTCGCGCTGCTCGCTCAATTCCGCCTGTAACCCAGGCCGCCCGTCAACGACCGCTTTCGAGCGGTTTTTTTTCGCCTGGAGATAAACATGGCTGACAACACCAACCGCCTCGCCGGGACCTGCTACCTGACTGTCGACGGCGTGAGCTACATGCTTGCCGGTGACTTTTCCTACAAGGTTTCCGGGGTTTCCCGTGAAACCCTGAAAGGTCAGGACGGGGTCCACGGTTACAGCGAGACGCCACAGCCTGGCTACATCGCCGCAACACTGCGTGACTCGGCGAACCTGAGCTTGGCCGACATCAACGGCATGAGCAACGCCACTGTTGTGGCCGAACTGGCCAACGGCAAAACCATCATCGGCCGCAACATGTGGGCCCTCGATCAACAAGAAGCCAAATCTTCCGACGCCACTATCGAAGTGAAGTGGGAAAGCCCTTCCGTAACGGAGAATTGATCCATGTTCGAAGAAGAAATCACCATCACCCTGGTTAAGCCTGTAGTGCTCGGGAAGGGCGATTCCGCCATCACTTACTCGGAACTGAAGTTGCGGGAGCCGAATGCCGGCGAAATTGAAAAGGCCACCCGCGCGGACACGTCCGTTGGCGCGGCGATCACGCTGATCGGTCTGATTGCCGGCATTCCGCGCGGGGCGGCAGAAAAGCTTTGCAAGCGGGACCTGGTGGCGGCAAACAACTTCCTCGAGGGTTTTACCGACTCTGGCCTGCCGGTGGAGGAGGCTGGCCAGAGCTGATTGCCGAACTGACCAAGTACTACGGCTGGGGCCCGCGCGAGGCGTGGTCGTTGAGTTTGAAGGAATTGAGCTGGTGGAATGACCAAGCTAAGCGCATGGCGGGGTAACGACAGTGGGTAATACCTTCACGATCACGATCGACGCGGTGGATAAAGCCACCGCCACGGTGCGCAAGGTCAATGATTCCATCAACCGGCTGACTCGGCCGTTTGAGGAGGTTGGCAAGTCCTTCAAAGGCCTGGGGCGTGAGTTGGGCTTTGAAAAAATCGGCAAGAATCTGGGCAATATTGGTCGCGAGGCCAGCACTGCCGCCAGAGGTATTGGTTCGATTGTCGCGCCGATGGCGGCAATTACCGGTATCGGCTCGGTGGCCGGGATTGCTGCATTGGCCAGTAACTGGGCCAACCTCGGCCGGTCCATCGATAACAGCGCGCACAGCATTGGTATCTCGACCGGTCAGCTGCAGTCCTTTCGCGGCGCGGCGAAGATGGTCGGCGTGGATGCTGCTGATACCACTTCGAGTCTGGACAACCTGGCGACCACGATGCAGGACGCGCAGTGGGGGCGTAACCAGGGCGCTCTGATGATGTTCAACAAGCTCGGCATTGGCTTGAAGAAAACCAAGGAAGGCGCGTGGGATGTGGTTGGGCAGTACAAGGCGGTGGCCAACGCCATTGCCAAGGAAGCTGATCCGCAGAAGCAAAAACTCATTGCCAGAGCGTTTGGTATGGAGGGGATGCTGCCGTTCCTTCGTGAGGGGGCTGCTGGCATCGAGCGCTATGAAACCATGGTCAAGCGTCTTGGCTATGTGATGAGCGAGGACGCAGTAAAGCGCGGCAAGGAATTTTCACAGTCGCTGGCCGGTCTCGGCGTGGTCGTGGACGGAACCAAGAACGCCATCGGCGATAAGCTGATCCCCGTCATGAAACCGCTGATCGATCAGTTCACCAACTGGCTATCGGTCAATCGCGACCTGATTGCCACCAATGTCGGTGACTGGGCGAAAGGTTTCGCTACCTGGATTGGCAAGATCGACTGGAAGAAGGTCGGTGATGGGATCGTCAGCTTCGGAAAAGGCATTGGCAAGATCGTTGATTGGCTGGGTGGTTGGGAAAACGCGGCGATCGCAGTTGTTCTGGTGATGAACGCAGGTTTGATTGGAAGCGTCCTTTCTTTGGGCTTGACGCTTGGCCGTGCGGGCGTTGGGATTCTGTCGTTTATCAGCCTGCTCGGCCGCTGGAAAGACGCGGCCACTGCCGTGGCGGTGGCGCAGAATTCGTTGGCCGCAGGTCAGGGCGTTAGTTGGCTGGCCTCAGGTGCTGCCGTTGGACTAACAACAGCTGCGGTCGGGGCCGGCGCCATGCTGTACTCCCCGTCCCTCAATCAAGGTGAGGACGAGGCGGTTCGCCGCATTCGCGCTTCGCAGGGCCTACCTGAGAACGAGCCTAAAACCCCGAAGCTGGATTTGCTCGCGACTGCCTGGAACAAGGTTCAGGGTACGAACAAGGATGTGGCCAACTTTGCTCAGGACTATTTTCAGGCGCAAGGCTGGAGCAAGCAGGCCGCCGCCGGCATTGTCGGTAATGGCATTGCTGAAAGTAACCTCGACCCCACAGCCTTAGGTGATTGGGGGAGAGCTCGCGGGATTTTCCAATGGCACCGGGATCGGCAGGACAACTTCGAGAAGTGGGCCGGCTTCAACATGATGGATCCGCGCGCGGACACCATGAAACAGTTGGAGTTTGCCAACTACGAACTGACTCAGGGAACAGAGTCGGGCGCCGGCGCAAAACTTCGGGGGGCCAAAACCGCTGAAGAGGCTGGTGCAATTGCCTCGCGCAGCTGGTTGAGACCCGGTACCACGGAGGAGGCGAAGGATCGCGAAGCGTCTGCTCGTGCTGCGCTGGCTCGAGTATTGGAAGGACCTGTCACCTCAGCTGCATCTCCGACTTCACAAGACCAGCCCGTTGCCCCAAAAGGCCCGTACAACATGGGCAACGTTCCTGGCCCATCCAATGGGAAAGTTAAGGTCGAAGTTGAGCTTAAAGGTGCGACTGAGGGGACCAAGGTGAGCGTTCAGTCCGAAGGGAATGTGCAGGGCTCCAGTCGTATCGCTTACACCGGAGTAGGGGCAGGCGTATGAGTTTACTATCCGATATCATCCAGATCGCAAAGGAGTCCAACAAGACTTGGACTGAGACCTTGCATAAGGCCTCGTTCCGCGGGGTGCCGTTCGCGGTCTACGGCGGGGATGCTCGCTTTGGCCGTCGACTGGCTCTCCATGAATATCCAGGTCGGGATAAACCGTATATCGAAGACATGGGGCGTTCGACTCGGCGTATCCGCATGAGTGGCTTTCTCGTCACCGACAGCTTCATCTACGGTGGTGGAAGTGCGCTTGCCCAGCGCGATGCGTTGGTGGCGGCGGCAGAGAAGCCGGGGCCCGGAGCGCTAATTCATCCAACGCTTGGGGCTCTGACTGTCAGCGTGCCGGCCGAAGGCTTGAGCGTCGTCGAACGTTGGGATATGGGGCGTTATTTCGAGATCAGCTTCACTTTCATCGAATCAGGCGACCGGGTATTTCCGAGCATTACTTCTTCTTCCGGCAGCTTGCTGGATAAGTTGGCGGCGGCTCTCGGTTTGTCCTCTGCTCTGGACTTCGTTCGCAAGGTGATCGGCGGTGTCACTGCTGTGATCAACGCGGTCGAAGGGGTGATTAAGTTTGGCAAGGCCATCGTCGGCATGGTTGTAGGTGTCATCGCTGACTTCAAGGTTCTGGTGGGGCGAATCACGCGGGACGTGCGCAGCATTACCAGCCTGGCCAGCCTAATGACTGGCGACTTCGGGCGCTATGCCAACGGCAACGTCAGCAGCGCCTTGATCACCAGCAAAAAATCAAAGGACAGCAGTGCAACGATGGCGGACTTGATCGCCAAGAACACTGAAAACCGCGCTGCCGTTGACGCAGCTATGGATAACCTGGTTGACGCTGCCGCAAACCTTGATGCGAGTAATGGCGAGGTTTTTACCGATGCCGTTCAAGCACTCATGGATTCATTGGTGGCAGGTATCGCTGACCCGGGCGATGCGATCGTGCTTCTCGGTCCACTTGCCAGTTACACCCCTGATGCTCTTACCGGGACGGGAGCGATTGGTTCGGCGCAAGTCGTCGCTCAAGACGCAACAGCCGCGTTGTTGCGGCGATCGGCATTGGCGGCAATCGGGAAAGTGGTGGCGACTTATGTGCCAACTTCCTATGACGAGGCCATCGACACCATGGGCGTCGTCACTGGTTTTATCGATGCGGAGGTTCTATCGGCGGGGGATACCGGTGACGACGAAAGCTATAACGCGCTGCTTGCGCTCCGGCAGGCGGTGGTCGTGGCGCTGACCACAACTGGCGCGACACTGCCTAACCTTGAAACCTTCACTTTCCGCACCGCCCTGCCAGCGTTGGTCATAGCCAACAGGCTTTATCAGGACGCATCTCGCGCTGATGAGTTGATCCAGCAGGCGGACCCCATACACCCGGCATTCATGCCGACCACTTTCAAGGCCCTGGCCCGGTAAGGAAAACTTGTGGAAGAAGACGAACTCTACCTGACCTCCGGGGACCAGGTCGTGACCGGCTGGACGGATATCCGGGTGACTCGGGGTATTGAGCGGCTGCCGAGCGACTTCAACATAGGAATGACTGAGCTCTACCCGGGCGAGCTCAATCGCTTGACGATAGAGCCTGATGCGCCCTGTCAGGTTCGCTTGGGCGATGACCCAGTGATTACCGGGTATGTCGATCATTTTGTGCCCAGCATCACGGCCGGCGAACACTCGATCCGTGTCAACGGTCGATCAAAGTGCGCCGATCTGATTGATTGCGCTGCGGAGTGGCCCGGCGGCCAGATCACTAATCAGACGGTGTTGGGGATCGCGCAGAAGCTTGCCTCAATTTACGGCACGACCATCAATGGGGCTCCTGAAGGGATTCGGGTGGCATCCGATGTAACTGATTTACCGATCCTGCCTCAAACCAACGTCATGCTGGGTGAGTCGGCCTTCGACATCATCGACAGGATGGCGCGCTTTTCTGCGGTACTTGCTTACGACCTTGCAGACGGCAGCCTGTTTCTAACCAGAGCTGGTACCCGCCGTGCCGCGAGTGGATTTGCGGAGGGCGAAAACGTCCAGCGTGCGTTTATCGACTACTCCTCGAACCTCATTTATTCCGATTACAACGTTTACATCCAATCGGTTGATACCTTCACGGACCTTGGGCAGGCCGGTAACCAGCTCTACAAGGTGAAGGATCTCAACTGCAAGCGGCACAGGGCGATGGTCATCATCTCCGAAGGTGGTGGGCTGGGAAATGAAATTGCGGTGCAACGCGCTGAATGGGAGGCCGCCAGGCGCTTCGGACGTTCGCGGGTGATCAGGCTCACGACCGACAGCTGGCGAGACTCTTCTGGCGCCCTGTGGGAGCCAAACACTCTGGTCTCCGTTTCTCTGCCGAAACTGAAATTCGTCGCAGAAAGCATGTTGATCAGCGAAGTCACCTTCCTGCGGAACTCGTATTCGGGGACCACTGCGGAGGTAACCTTGATGGCACCTGAAGCCTTCCTGCCGCAACCGATCAACCTTACGCCGCTATATGGCGAATTCTCTACACCGGTGACGTAATGAGCCATCCAACGAATCAGCCTCGCGATGATGTTGGCGCGTTTCAACGGTTATGGCGAAGAGTTCAACTGATGTCTAGTTGGGGGCGCGTGACGTTTGCAGACGACAGCAAAACCGCTCAGCTCCTGCAGGTGAAACTCAATGACTCCGAAACGCGCGACGCAACACCCCGCATAGCCGAGTTTGGATTTACCTCCATGCCGCCCAATGGTTCCGACGTTCTGATTGTCTTCATGGGCGGCGACCGATCTAAGGGAGTCGTGGTTGCCACTGGTCATCAAGCTAGCCGGCCAGCTGGCCTGACCTCCGGCGAAAGCATGGTTTATGACCTGTGGGGAAAAAGCGTCTACCTCACCAAGGACGGTGGCATTGTGGTCGAAGCCAAAGGCACACCCGTGACCGTAAACAATGCAACGGTGGTGACCATCAATGCAGCAGAAAGCATTGAGATGGTCACGCCGTTGCTGCACGTTACTGGCGATATCCTAGCTGACGGCGACATTAGCGATAGCGTTCGGACGATGGCTGCTGATCGCCTGATCTTCAATGAGCACAACAACGGGAGCGGCACGACAACGCCGACACCACAACAATGAGCGATATCACAACAACCTGGATCGTCGAATCAGGCACGGGTGACTGGTCAATCAGCGGTGGCGCATTGGCCAGTGGGGATGATTTGGAAACTGCCGCACTGATCAGTTTGTTCAGTGATCGCGAAGCAGATGCTGCTGATATCCCACCCGACGGCGGCGATGATCGCCGGGGCTGGTGGGGAGATGATGATGAAGACGTTCCGATCGGCTCAAGGCTTTGGCTCCTTGATCGTTCACGGCTGACTCCCGCCGTTGCCAACACAGCACGTATCTACATGGAGGAGGCACTCAAGTGGATGGTTGATGATGAAGTGGCCTCCAGCATCAAGGTGCTGACCGCGATTGCAGACAACAGCCAATTGAACTCGATCATTACGATCACTCGCAGCGACGGCACAGTGATCCCGCTCAAATTCAACTGGGCATGGCGACCAAGCTGACCGCTGACTTTTTATGATCCCGCCACGAGCGGGATTTTTTTCGCCTGGAGTTCATCCCTTATGCCATTTACGAGACCGACGCTCTCGGAGCTGCGATCGCGGGTAGCGTCCGACATCACCTCCGGACTTCCCACCGCTGACGGGTTACTACGCTTTTCCAATCTTCAGATCCTTGGCAAGGCTGTTGCCGGGCTTGGCCATCTGAACTATGGATATCTGGATTGGATCGCCAAGCAAGCAGTGCCCTACACCTCATCGGGCGAGTACTTGTACGCATGGGGGGCGCTGAAGAATGTCTATCCCAAGACTGCATCGTTCGCCGCTGGCGCCGTCACTTTTCCCGGGACCGTCGGGGCCATAATCGATATTGGCACAGAGATCACCCGTAGCGACTCGACGACTTTCACTGTGCAGGCAAGCGCCACTGTAGGCGTTGGTGGGACGGTGACGGTTCAGGTAAAGGCCGATGTGGCTGGAGAACTCGGAAACACGCCGGTAGGAAGCCTGATGACACTGGGGGTCTCCATTCCCGGGATTCCGTCCAGTGGTACGGTAACAACCGTTATTACTGGCGGCGCCGAGCAGGAGGAGGACGATGCGTTCTTCCAGCGCATGCTGGAGGCTTACCAGAACACGCCAAACGGTGGATCTGTTACCGATTACCCAATCTGGGCCAAGGCAGTCCAGGGTGTGACCCGGGCGTGGTGCGCCCCGAACGGTTTCGGTACCGGAACCGTTGTGGTCTATGTGATGTTTGATCAGGCAAACGCTGATCATCAGGGATTTCCTCAGGGAACAAACGGCATTTCGTCCAGCGACAACAGGGTCACCTCCGGCAACCTTGCCGCCGGCGATCAGCTCACAGTGGCCAACAGTATTTTTCCGAAACAGCCGGTTACAGCACTGGTCTACGTCTGCTCGCCAATCGCTGCCCCGAAAGATTTCACGATTACTGGACTGACAGGGGCTTCGACAACCACCCGTAATGCCGTTGCAGCAGCCATCGCAGAGGTGTTTGTGGGACTAGGGGTGCCAGTGACAGATGGGTCTTTTGTGGCGCTTTCTGACATCGACTCAGCGATCGCGGCAATCGCATCGACCAAGGGGTTCGTGATCACTTCGCCGGTTGCGAACATAGCAAACGTCCTCGGTTACCTCCCCACTCTCGGCACCATTACCTATAGCTGATCTCCTATGCCAAAGCCTTCGTTCACCAGCGCCGATTTCACATCCGCGCTGCTTGGGCTGCTTCCGCGCGGCCGTGTTTGGCCGAAAGAACTCAGCAGTGTCCATGCACAGGCAGTCTCCTGCTTCGCCCCCACCTTCCAACGACTCAGTGATTCGGCCTTGGGTTTGTTGGTTGATGCGTTTCCAGCGACGACCGTAAACCTGCTTGGAGAATGGGAGTCGACGCTTGGCTTGCCTGACCCGTGCGCAGGTGTCTCTCCGACGTTTCAGGGGCGCCGGAACCAGGTTGTTGCGCGCTTCACCAACACAGGCGGCCAATCGATCCAGTTCTTCGAGTCTTTTGCGCTGGGGCTTGGGTATACGGTGACTATCACGCAATACGCACCGTTTCGATGCGGACAAAGCACCTGTGGTCAGCCACTCGGTGGAGAAGATTGGTTTTTTACCTGGGCCATCAACTCGCCACTCAACACGATTACCTATTTCCGCACTGGGCAATCCGCCATGGGCGACCCATTGGCCTCATGGGGAAACTCAGTGCTCGAGTGCGAATTATCCGAAGCCAAACCGGCACACACCATTCTGCAATTCCATTATTCGTGAGGCTCTAGATGTATCAAATTGATAACTCAAGTGCGGCGGCCGTCATCCCGGCGAGCACTGCCGCCGGAACACCTGGCTTCTTCACTGATGGAAACCCGGCAACTGGCGTTTCGGCAACCATCATGCCTGCCGAATTCATGAACATGGTCATGATGGAGATCTTGGGGGTTTTGAGTGCGGGGGGTGTTACGCCTTCCAAGTCGAATTTCACCCAACTGACAGCCGCCATTCGGGCCGTGAATAAACAGGCGACCATCCTCACTGATACCGGAACCGCAGGCGCCTACGCGGCAGCGAACACGCCGGCACTCACGGTACTTCCGGCCACCGGTTATGTGCAGCGTGTGAGCATTGCCAACTTGAACCCGGGCGCCTCAACCTACGCCCCTGACGGGCTTGCGGCGAAGCCGATTTATGGTCTTGGCCTTCAGCCATTGCAGGGCGGCGAGCTTCCAGCCGGAATAGCTGTGCTGATGTACTTGGTTCAAGCCGGGGTAAACGGCGGCAATGGTGCATGGATCATCCTTGAGTCGTTGGGAGGTGCATCGCAAGTTGCCCCGGCTACAAAGCCACTGCATGCAATGCAGCTTGGCCAGGCCACGGGCCGACTGTTGCGTAAGTCGGTCTACATCAACAACGCCGGCACGCTTCAGGTATCGGTAAACGGCGCCGCATTTGTCACAGCGGCTTCGACATTTACGCCATTAGCGTTGACTACTGCGATACATGCAATCGGTCAAGGTGCTGGCAGTGCTGGTGCGGGCTCCCCCATTACCACATCTACGCAGGTTGGCTGTGGGGCTGGCGGATCTGCGGGCGCCCTTTGCGAGGGCTTCTACACCTCTGGGTTTTCCGGTGCATCTATTGTGGTTGGCGCTGGCGGTGTTGGTGTTGCGGGTGCTGGTGGTGGGGCTGGCGGAAGCACTGCGCTCGGCGCTCTATTTTCTGCCCCAGGCGGACCGGGCTCTCCAGCTGCAGCCGCACAAGTCCCACCGACCATACAGGGCAACACACTAAACTCTGGAACGGCCTCGGGTGGCAACATCTTTAATGGTGCTGGACAGTCGGGAGAGCCAGCAGTATCGCTGAATACCAACGCCTATCAGTCTGGCAGAGGGGCATCTAGCGCATTTGGCGCTGGCGGCCGCGGTATTGGCTCAAGCTATGGCGCTGGTGCGGCGGGGGCTGGGTATGGTTCTGGTGGAGGCGGCGCACAAGCAGGGATAAGTAGTGGTGCGGGACTGGCTGGCGGCAATGGAGTCGGTGGCATTCTTATCATTGAGGAGTTTGCATTTTGAAGACTCATGCATATGTATATAGCGGCTCCATTCAAGAAATTATCCAGCCGATAGTTTATGACGCAGAGATGCCTGGGTGGGTGGAGGGAGATCCTAGCCGCATCGGTAAAGAGATTCCGATTACAGAGCGTCGTACCCCGGGGTTTCTGGAGTCGACCTATGACATCACAGATCTTGTCCCTATGCCTGTCGAGGGATGGACCTATCAGGATGGTATTTTTGCCGCGCCTGTTCCATATCAGCCTACTCCAGAGCAGATTCTGGCCGAGAACCAAGCTCAGCAAAACGCGCTGTTCACAATCGCTTCGCAGGCCATGACTCCGTTTATGCTTTCGCTGACCTTGGGTAATGCGACAGATGCTGAGACGGTAAAGGCAAAGGCCTGGCAGACCTATTATCGCGAACTGGAGGCAGTTGATATCAGCACTCCATCACCTGTGTGGCCGGCACCACCGGCGGTTTGATAGCTTTGTTTTCACCGCGTGAGCCCTGTCACCGGCCGCAATTTTTCATGCTATCGTGCGCGCACGAAAACTTACGGCTCGGTGACAGTGGATGTTAAACAGAGAGAGTTTGTTGCAGGCGATCAACGAGGATATTCCAAAAGGAGTTGACTGGAAGGCGGGCGCAGAGAAGTACGTAGCCGCATTTGTTGAGAAACTTGGCCGTGAAGGCATTGAAGAGTTTGCGATGAACAAGCCCTTCAGTTCTGTTGGCGCTAGTGATCCAGGCCCGGCAATCACAGAGTCCGTCCATTACATCAACAACTTTGCGAACGCCTTACAGTTCTTGAAGCCACCACTAGGGTCAAGAATTCTTGATGTTGCTTGCGGAGGGGGCTGGGTATCCCACTTGCTCAGTAAGATGGGGTATTGGACCTACGGGATCGACATATCTGAGGACTTCGTAAACCTCGCGGCTAGGCGGCTTTCCAGGGACGCTTCGTTGTCTGTATCCGAGACAGAGGCAGCATCAAGATTTTCTGTTCATGATATCGAGACTTCTCCGTTGCCAAGTCATTTGGTCGGGACGTTCGATTACATCTGGCTGGAATCCTGTTTGCACCACTTTGTCGATCCGATTACTGCGCTTGAACATCTTTCTGCAGCTTTAAAGCCGGATGGTGTAATTGTACTGATCGAGTTTGAGAATCGGCGCGGAGAAATAAAGCCTGAGTACATGGAGGTTATGCGTGAGTTTGATACCCTCGAGCGGCCGTACCCAAGAGATCATCTTGTAAACGCTTTACACATCGCCGGGTTAACGCAGGTCGAATTCATCGGCACCGTCAATGGCTGGTTTTCCCCTAGTGATCCCATGGCGCCGATCATGGGGGACTTGCTGCTAGATTCCGCTGAGCAGATGAACCTCGCAATATGCGCCAAAAAACAAGGCCGACTTGATGAGATATTTCCTCATCGAGCGAAGGATGCATCAATCCGATTTGGCCGCGGGGCCTATGAAAACGCCAACGGTTATCGCTGGTGTGCCCCGGCTGCCGAGTTAGTCGTAGAGAAATCAATCTGCAATATGACGCTGGAGTGTTTCAGCACGCTCTTTGAGTCCGAAGGATGTTCTACGCAAGAAATTGTGGCCTATGGGAAAAATGGCGAACTCGACCGGATAAGTCTTTCAGCCGAAAGCAAGCACGGTGAGCTGAAGTTGGGGAATCTTGAAAGAGGCGATAAAGTCTCTATTTACTCCAACCAGGCTTTTAGCCCTGCGTGGTCCGGCAGCGACGATGCGAGACTGCTCTCGTTCTACATCAAAACCAGTGACTGAAATCGTTGGTTAAAACAAACCGCCTCCGGGCGGTTTTTTTATTCCTGGAGAAAAGTAATGCCCATAACCGCGCAGCAGTTGCTGCAGATACTCCCGAACGCCGGCCAAAGAGCCGGCGTTTTTGCACCTGTCATCAACACCGCGATGCAGCGGTACCAAATCGTGGGCGCCAAGCGGGTTGCTGCGTTCATTGCCCAGATCGGGCATGAATCCGGCCAACTGGTTTATGTGCGTGAGATTTGGGGGCCGACGGCTGCCCAGAAAAAATACGAGGGTAGGGCGGACCTGGGTAATACCGTGGCAGGCGACGGCTTCAAGTATCGCGGTCGGGGTCTGATCCAAATCACCGGACGGGCCAACTACGCTGCATGCGGTGAAGCGCTAGGTGTGGACCTGATCAATCATCCCGAGCAACTGGAGCAACCGCAATACGCCTGCATGTCCGCCGCTTGGTTCTGGGCTACCCATGGGCTGAACACCTTGGCCGATGCCGGCGATAACACGAATATCGGAAGCATCATCAACACCGGTCGAAAGGGGCGTGTGCCGAACGGTGCGCAGGATCGTGACGCGCTCTACGCAAAGGCTCTGAAGGTGTTGGTATGACCGCCGTTCCGTGGAAATTGGTTGGCGCGCTGGCGCTGGCTTTAGTCGCCGCCGGCAGCGCCTGGCGGTTTCAGGACTGGCGCTATGGCAAGCAGCTCGCCGAACAGGCTGGGCTGCATCAGGTCGACCTGACCGCCATCAGCAACGCAGCCGCCGCCCAGATGCGTGCCGATCAAGACAAGCGGCTGGTGCTCGAGCAGCGGCTGACGACCAGCGATCAAACCCACCACAAGGAACTGACAGATGCTCAAACTGATCAGGCGCGCTTGCGCGATCGCCTTGCCACTTCTGATTTGCGGCTGTCAGTCCTTCTCGACACCACGGATCCAGCCAGTGGCTGTTCAATGCCAGCCGGTACCGAAGCCGTCGGCGTGGTTCATGGAGGAGCGCGCGCCCGACTTGACCCAGCGCATGCTCAACGAATTGTCGCCATCACCGACGCCGGCGATCAGGGACTGATTGCGCTGAAGGCGTGCCAGGCCTATGCGAGAGAGGTTTCGACGCCGAAGTAG